TTTCATAATAGTTTAATCAAAATGATTGTAATATGTTGATAATCAAATGATTATAAAAAATAATAGAAAAATACTAAGCAAAACACTCTATATATATAATATACAAAATTTTTAGGAGATTTTCAAATTAAGCTTCTATAAGATAGGCAGCTTTAAAAATATCATCAGTTTGTTGATCTGAAAGTCCTAAAAGCTGTTGAATCATGGTTACAGTGGGGCTAAGTCTGTATACATTATCAGCTCTTTCCCAAGCATTTTGAGCCTTCACTTTAAACTCTTTCTCTGCATCAGTAGATTCAGGAAGAGATGTAATAGCTATTGTAACTATTTGTTCCATACCTAAAATTGCTAATTGAGAACGTAACTGCCAGAGTTTAACCTCTGTAGGTACACCATCCACTATATCAGCCACCATAGGATGGGCAAGTCTACCCTTAAAATAATTATCTACAGGCAGTCCTGATATAATAGAAATTAGGTATTGGCGTTCTTGCTCAAGAAGATCTGTTTGTGAAGATGCTCTTAAGTCAGTAGAAATCCTATATTCCAACAATGGTTTGTCAGATGTGGTTCTGTTCTCTAAAACATCTGCTAGATATGCGGCAGCAGTTTCAGTGGTCACATAAGGAGCACCATCTTTTGTAATGTAAAAATTAAAATTGTATATCATATTTTTTATATTTTAAACACCATATTTTTTTCTATGAGCCTGGAAATTTTGATTAATTTCAGCAGGAGTTAATGCTCTAGTGTATACATACATAATTCCACTTTGACCACTGGAGAACGTAGAATTACTCACTGTGCCTAAATTCCAACCAGAGGTGGAAGATCTTAATGTGGTTCCTGTAGTTGAAACAGAATTTTGAAACTGCCCATTAATATATAAACTTATTCCTACACCATTAACCCAAACACCCATTATATGAAACCATGTATTAAGTCTAATGGGAATGGGTCCCTGACATCCTACAGCTACAGTACTTGGTGAAGTGTATACGAAACTTGCTTGAGGTAATCTATCTGTTCCAACGAATGCAAACAAGCTCCATCCACCACCAAAATTATCCCTTCCTCTTACTAGTATGTATTTTGCATTATTGAAATCAGTACATCTATACCATCCTCCATAAGAAAAATTACTACTAGCACTTCCCAGTGAAGCTGCTGCTGTAGTTACACTATCGTTTATACCATCTGTTACAATACAGCCACCATTTGAGTTACTAAAACCAGCACCATTATTTAGTGTTCCATTATATCCATTACCACTAAGATCAAACAGGGTGGTACCAGATCCTGGGTAACTTCTGGGATCTGAAGGATTAAAATATAAACGGAGATCTGTAGTTACAATTCTTGTATTAACGTCTAAAGCTTTTACTCCACTATCTACCCCAGGGTTTTCTAGTGTAACCAATCCACCACTTACACCTGTATTTGTTCCATTATATGCTCCTAAGCTCATAATTATGCTTGATAGTCTAGTCCGCTAATTGTCAACCATGCTGATTTAGTTGCTGACAAGTTAGCTAAAGTTGCAAACTTTAAGACATCACCAGCTAACAATGGTATATACTGTCTACCTGTGTTATCTACAGGAAGACCTGGTAAGTTGGTACCATTGAGAAAATCCACTGGAAAACGTGCAGCATTCGTATTACCTGAAGACAAAGGAATGTTTACAAGTCCTACAGGAAGCACAGTTGTACCTCTGTATATGTATACAAATACGTTAATAGTAACTGTATCATCAGTAGTTCCCATTAAAGATATAACACGTCCACCTTGAGAACCTGCTGTATAACCTGTTACACCATTAGTATTAGATCCAAGAGTTCCAATTGTTGTGCCTGTTAATACAGCAACGCCACCATTTAGCACATTGGCAACCTTAGGTATTTGTCCTGCTGTTAAAGCCATAATATATATTTTTAATAGTTATATGTATTTCTAAAACTCATCACTGTTAAATATTCATAATCTGTATCATTTGGTGATACAGGTGTATATCCAAGAATAGTAGATAGAGATGCAGTTTTCCATTGTCCAGGACTACCACCAAAATAGTATAGAACATCATTTACAGTGGGGCTCTGTGCTTGAACATTATGTAGTTCGTCAAGTTCATACCCATTCTGTACTTTTACATACATTCTACCAGCAGACCCTGGACTAGCTGTTGTTACCACTCCTAGGTACACTAGATGATTTGGGGCATAAGGTTTTACATTTGTAATAGATCCTGCTGTTGCCCCTAAGTATACAGCATCACCATCTGCCCAAGTAGGAGTTGGTAGAATACTAAGCCCATCTAACAATCCCTGCAACATTATAAAACCTTTTTGACCAGCTGCAATAGATGTAGACCAGACAAGTCCCACTGTTTGAGCTGATGTAGCATCTCCTGAATTGTTAGCAAGTTTAACAGTCATTCTATCGCCTGTACCCCCAAATGCATATACAGCTTGACCTTTTGTTATTGCTAAAGCTTCTACATTAGTAACATATGCAAGAATAGTATTGGGAGATGTTCCTATACATTGAAAACCATTAAGTGTGGAATTATATACACATAACATTTCTCCTCCATCTTCAATATCTCCTCCTATTAATAATCCATCATTATTTCTATAAAGATCTTTAGCTCCTAATGTATTTATATCAAGTGTAGCACCTGTAGTATTACCGCTAGTAAATCTTATAAGATAGGCATCACCATCATTATAAGCTGTTGGTCCTGTGATGGTTACAGTGTAATTATCTGTGCCACTTGCTGTTCCATGCAGTATAGTTCCAGCAGTTGATGGTGTAGTCCACTCAGCTCTACTTGTTCCAGAATTATAACTAACAATCTGACCATTGCTAGGCGTATTATATGCTAGTTGACTCAATATTAGCTTACTGCTCATATCTAAACTAGCATGAGCTATATTGGTTCCAGAGATAAGCAGGTTCTCCTTACCAAATGTAAAGTTAAGTTTACCTGCAGTCGTATCATATACATTTGTTGCATATGAACTTGTGTATACTTTTAATGTTTTATTATTAACTCCCTGTGTTTCAATAGACTTTGCAGAAGCATTAGCACACTTAAGAATGACATTACTAAGTTCAAGTAGATTACCTCCATAATAAGATATGGCAGATCCATCTGCAGCAGATGTTGCATTCAAAGATTCTATAACTGCATCATGAATGTATGCATTACCTCCACTCTGTTCAAAACCAAATAACTTATTTGAACTTGATGACCCAGTAAAATCAAGATAACCATTACCAGCCATGTGGATACCTGAGTTACCAAATGATCCTATATTCAAAGCTTTGATAACTCCTTCTAGATAAACTGTTGCGCCACTAATAAGTACAGTGTAGTCAAGATCACTTATAAACTCCCCTTTTAGATAAGCTGTACCAGCATTAACATATACTGTTTGGTTACTTCCTCCATTCTTAGAATAAGTTTTTGTAACATCATATCTAACAGTTCCATTAAATATGTACAAAGAGGCTCCACTTGTAGCAGTACACTCTACATACTTAGCTCTAATGGTAATATCTGAACTGGCATTTCTAATATCAATAGCGTATCCAGTACCAACAGTAGTATTTAGAATTTGACCATATCCATCAATAACACAGGTAACAGCTACGTTATTGTCTGTAACAGTCTTTAACGCATTGTTTGATATAGTGGCACCATCTGTTAGATAGATGTTCACTCCATCTTTAAGAATGATAGACTCACTATAAGTTCCTGGATATACATATACCAAATCTCCACTACTAGCTGCTGTAATTGCAGCTTGTACTGTCAAAAAAGGCTTGTCCAATCTATCTGCTAAACCAGTAGCATCATCTCCATTTTTAGCCACATATAGTACATTATTAGTGGTTAATGACGCTATATATCCAGAATCATTTGTAAATGTAGAAATATTAGGAGGTGTAGCTAACCAAGCAGAAAAAACAGGATCTGATTCAGTATAAGATGTAAGATACCCAGCAGGATTGCTTGACAATGGATAATACAGTAGATCTGCAGCAGTCTGGGTCAAATAACCTGCCAAAGCATGATCTCCCCACCCATATGCTGCATTCCAATTACTAATATCAGTAGATGTAATACCTGCTGCTACAGATGCTGTAAAGACTGGATCTAGTTCAGTAAATGATGTTAAGTATCCAGCTGGATTACTAGATAGAGGATAATATAATAAATCAGCTGCTAATTGTGTTAAATAACCAGCTGAAGCATGATTACCCCATCCATACGCAGTGTTCCAATTAGTAGAGTTGTTAGTAGTGGTATACCAAGATGATGCTGTATAAACAGGATCAACTTCTGTAAAACTAGTAAGATAACCTGCAGGATTAGAAGAAAGAGGATAGTAATTAGTTGATAGATAGGATATTAAATCAGTTTGAGCAGTGATTACTCCTGTAATAGATCCCCAAGTTCCTCCACCACCACCCGCTGATTGCCATGAAACACCATCCCAAAAGTATGGTGTGAGAGCATCAGTGTCATAAACCTGAAAACCTTTATCATTAATACTTAAACTTCCACCTAATAATATTCTAGCAGCTGTAGTAATATTATGTATGCGGAAGTTAAATATCTGATTTGAATTCAGATTTAAATCTTGATGATATACTCTTGGTTGCGATGGCATAGATTATGATAAATACACCCAACCTGATTGTGGTGTAGTAAATGTAATTTGAATTGTAGCATCATCTATATAAATGATATTACCAAAGATTTCTTGACCTGACAGATCAGTGGTAGTCACATTAGGATTAAATCCTAAGTCATGAGTTAATTGCCATATTGGTTCTGCAGGATCAATCTTGTAAGCTCTGTAATCATTATTATTGGTAACATTATTAATAGTGATGTTTACATTACAAATATCATCATTACACACTTTAATGGGTTCTCTCAGTTTATACTTACTTCTTAAAAGACTTAATGTAGAATAATCACCAGATGATTGCCATTTTGACAGTTCATATCTCATAATTGTCAAATCATCTTTTCTGGTAGTTTCACAAAAATCAATATCACCTTTACATGGAGACACACCATACTTATACTTAGCTAAAATCTTAAGCATGTAGTCACTATAGTCACAGTAATATTTTAATTGTTTTTTTGAATAGTCTTTCATTGATTTAATTTAGGAGTAGTTTTTTGCGCTTTTGCTTCAGCGACTCTTCTTTCATAATCCACTATACACTTTGAACATACTGTTTTACCATCTGATGCCAATCTTTTTTGACATCCGCAAGAAAGCTTTGAATTACAGTTTAAACACTGACTCATAATAAATTGGTTTTATTGGTTATTAACAACAGCCACTGGTGCTGCATTTTCCATCATTTAACTTAACAAGTTTTGATTGTGCATACTTTAATAAATCCATACCTTCTTTATTCTCATGTGAATATTCTACTTTAGCTTTAGCAGCATCAATCAGACTTCTAATAAACCTAAGTTCATCTAAACTATCTTTTACTTCTGCGCTAGGTTCACATGCAGCAATTTCTAAATCAGACATTGTTTGATAGTAATAGTTCATAATTTGAGTGACTCTCAAATGATTATATTCTACAAAAACTTTAGTATTAGGATTTACAGAGTATTTGATTATGTATATTCCATCAGGTAAATTTTCAGACACTGTTCCACAATTTTTTGATTGCAGATTAAGTTGACAGGCATTTAATGCAAGATTGAAATTTTCACCTCCTGAAGGATAGATTACCACTGCTGTATTAAATCCTGGAGGCAGAACTTCTATAGTTTCATCTGTTACAGGAAGTAAATCACTGTATTGTGATGTATCTACAATCCTTAAAATTTTAGGATTATATGTATCAGGAACGTCCAAAAATAATTGATGAGCACTTGTAGACATGATAAATATTTTTAATATATTAAGAACCCTATTAACTAGAAGTTCCTAATTATAATATAAGAAATTTTGATGTATTTTCCAAGAAAAAAGGGAGGGACATTAGTCCACTCCCCTTTGTCTTTCATAGGAAATATCTTACAGGATAGGAGCTGCTGTAGTAGTTGTTGTAGTTTCTACAGAAACAGGATTTAAACATCCATCGCCAGCATCAATTCCAAAGTCCATATCTGGACAAGGACGACCACCATCAAAGTTCTCAATTTCCAGACCATTACCAGCGCAATTCAGGATCTCCTGGAGGCTATCCAAGAATGTGCTAGCTGATACTCCAGTTGGAACATAGATAGTCAGCAAATACTGATCATTATCAAATGTACCACTTGGATTGTTAAAGCGAGGAACACTGTGAAGAATGTTGATAGTGTTGTAAAGACCTGTCCTAATAGCATATCCTTCTGCACCAATCAAAGCTGGGTTAGATTCAATCTCCCTCATCCTCAAATGGTTAACATTCATGCTATCTGGGAACGCCTCTTGACGATACCTACCAGACAAGATCAAGTCACGAATAACAGTCTCACCAACACCCTGTGCTTGTGCAGGCTCTTGTACAGTAGTAACCAAGTCACTATCTACAGAACTTACATCACCAGTAGCAGAGTTACCAACAGGCTTAATAGCGCAAGGCTCACCTGTCTCATCTACTACAGACACAAGAATCTTCAAAGGCTGCAATTCATAATGATCCCTAGGAGTGAAAGTACACTGACCAAACTTAGTGTCTTCGTATGCAGCTTCCAATACCAAACCTGCAACTACATCACCTGCGCCTGCGCCAGTAACACATGTGTACTCACCTTCACCTTCATCCCTACCCATTTCTACGTCCAAAGCAGAGAATACTTCTATAGCATCTGTACCATCTTGAACAAATACTTTAGGAAGAATGAATTGACTAAGAATAGGGTTAGTCATAATCCTGTCTTTCCAACCTAACAATACACAAGCTGCATCAACTGGATCGCCTGTACAAGCTGCAGAGCAGTCATCAGCGCAACATCCAGAGAATACATCTACAGTGTTGTAAATGTTGTGAGACAAGAAACGCAATGCAGGAGAACCTTTCAGGTCAATCCTCAAGCGATAGGTTTTACCACACTCAAACTGGAATCCAGATCCACCATCCAAATCCCAACCTACAGCAACCACATGGTTAGCAGGTTCTACAGCACATGTAGTGAATACACGTGAGATGTACTTTGGATTGATCACCTTGGACTTTACAGATTCAGTGTAACCACCATGATAAGGTCCAATCTTATCATTAGTGTAGTAAGAACCTTGAGCCAGAATAAAAGGCTTACCTGTTGAGGTGACAGCCTGATAAGTGCTAGCATCAAACAATCCCAACTGACCAGCAGCTAGGTCTGCAGTGCTACCAGTAGTAGCCACTGACAAATCGCCTTCCACATCTTTACCAAGGAAGGACTTTCTAAAGGCATGATTAAAATACATGATTTTAAAAATTTAGGGTTAAAAAATAAATAAAAAAGTTTATAAATAGTCTTTGATTTCATGATCCAACAGTCTCATTGCTATCTTATCTTCACCAAATGCATTAAGCTGATCCATCCAGTTTTGCATTTTACCATGCTCCTCATTCTGCTCTTTAAGATAGTGTAGAGCTAATTCATACAACATATGTGATCCATCTTTCATAGCATGTGTAGCTAAATCGCTACATTGATTAGTAATATCAATTTCATGCTGATAAGATTGTCTAATAATATCAGGAAGACCTGTGTATGTTTCAGATGGTTGTTCCAACATTGGTGTTGCAGGTTGAACTCCCATATTTAACAAATAAGTGCGTGCAATATTTGAATGCGCCATCTCTTCATCTGAATACTTTTTCCAAAGTTTAGCAGCATTTACATATCCATTATTATCAAGCCACATAGACATTGACAAATAAATACGAGATGAATACTCCTCCTGTTGAACCCTATAATTTAGAAAACTAATACATGAATCATCAATAAGAGGGTTTTTACCTGTTATTGGAGCTGTCTTAATATCAGTTTTCATAGGTTCTGCTGTAACCACTTTAAGTGATCTTTTTAAAACATTTCCTTCCATTAGTTAGATTTTTGCGCGTTTTGTGCTGCTCTAGTAAACTGGTTAAATGACTCAATATCACCAGCTAAAATTGAAACAGCTTCATCTATAATAAGCTCCACCACATCATCTTTAAACTCACACTCTGTATTTAGAGTTAATTGTCCTGTAGAAGGATTAACACAACCATCAAACGCTATATCTGCTGGTTTTCTATAGTACATCAAGTTTGCTTCTTTTATTACAAAATCATCTGTTTTATAGATCTTTATCTTATTATTTGATATTGTAGCAAAAGTCTCTCCCCACTCAAAACTAGGTCCCTTATAATTATCTCCATAGATGATGTCTGCATTTGCTTCCTCACCCATATAAACTGTCATAAATCTACCTTTGCATTTACTAGAATCAGCTATTGCTGTCACTCTTACAAAGTACATATAGTCAGTTGGAAAACTATCAGCCTCAAAGTATCTGGTTTCAGATTTACCCTTAACATCCTTGGATTTAATAAACTTCTGCAAATCATCAATTAAACTTAGTGTTTGTTCTGATCCTTGCTTCATCATATTAATCCCTTTCACCTGCCTTCTAAACCATTCTCTTTGTGCTTTGTTAAATGCCTCAGTAATTTGCCAACATTCAATGTTGTCATAGTCCATTGAAGAAAGTTTGTTAAGTCTTTCTTTAATCTTTATTTGAACTAGATTATTAGTCATAAGTTTTTATATAACTATTATATTCTTCAATATGCTCTTTTTTATCACTATTTGCAAGTAAATATATTCGAGCAAACTCTAGTAATTCAGGATCATCTTTAAATTTACCTAATCCTAAATTGCAAGATCCACATAACATTCCTCTAACTTTATTTGTACTATGGCAATGATCAACAACTAATTCTGTAGAATCACCACAAATAACACATTCTTTAATAGAAGTTACAATATCTTTAAGATCTTCATCAGAAATCATAGTTCTGTATAATCCTCTTCGTGTTTCACTTCTATAAGAAGATCTACACTTTCTGCACCAACTATCAAAACCTGATTTAGTTTTATTATGCAAAGGAAAATTTTCTGCATCTAAAGGTTTTTCAACCTTACATTTTGTACAGATTTTAACCATTAGCACTTCCATTTTTTTCTAGCAAGTCTTAATCTACTATTAGGATCTTTTGCTGCTTTAGGCCACATTTTCATTTGACCTGCAGACCTAGCACAAAATGACTTTTTTCTAGGACCTCCCTCAGGTTGAGGAGCTTTAAGATTACCACCTGTAGCTTTATTGTAAGAAGCTCTACCTTTAGCATTAAGACCACCACTAGGTGATTTTCCCTCTTTTCTCTGCCAAGCTAGACTCTTTGCCATATTACTTCTTTTTAGGGTAGGGGTTTTGTTTGTGCCATTTCTTAGTAGCAGCCACTCCTTGAGCAACAGTCTTAGCTTTAGCTTCTTTAGTTAAATCTATGGTGTCCCATTTACCCTTATCTTTTGTAGGGTGATTCACCATAATATTTCCCTTTTTACCTTCCCCTCTTTCTGTAGTTTTTTTGTAAACTACATGTTTCTCTCCACCAGCTACCACTGTCTTTTTCTTAGACTTAGCCACTTTACTACTTCTTAGATTTAGCTTTAATCTTGCGCTCTTGTTTAAGCATTTCCTTAGTTGGCGCTTTTCCACTTCCTTTGTTGGCGCGAATATTATCCCAAAGTCCCCTCTGAGAATAAGATCCATCCTTACGCTTGATCATTTCTTTTGCCATATTACTTGATGCTATCAGTTTTAACACTATCAACTACAACAGTGCTGTCCACCTTAACTGTATCTACAGTGGTAGAATCAGCTGTAACAACCTCAGATTCTGTAGAACCTGATGTGCAACCATTGAATAATCCTACACCTAACAAGGTAATAAATAAATACTTCATACTATTATTTTTTCTTTTTAGCTCCTGCAATTCTATCTGCAAAAGTGATTTTATTTTTAGGGGGTGCCAAAGAAGCAAACTTTTTTTGAGCTGGTGTCTTTGGTACTTTACCACCTTTTTCCATCTTTTTCATAATTTGTGTTGGAGTTTCCACTCCTTTAAATTGTCCCATAATTATTTACCTTTAGCCATTTTTCTAAATGTCTTAGCCAGATTGTAACGCTTACTACCTGGAGGACAGGTAGAGCTTCCAAATTTAGATCCTGTGCAGGGTTTGTCTTGACGCATTCCCTTGACAGCTTTTTGAATCCATTTTTTCTCTGCCATATAAATAAGTTTTATTTAGTCCAATTCTTCTCCACCTTAGTCTGAAGATCAACTAAAAGTTGTTCATTCAGTGGATTTTTTAAATACTCTACAGCATCAGGAACAGTCTTACCTAAAATTGTTGAGCTTTCCATGTGATAGATGAACCCATCAGATCTAGAAGCAATCAATTTCAAAGATGTCGCATCTTTAACAATTGCCCTAATCTTTAAGCTTTCCATATCCAAAGAACTAATTTCTAGGAATCTTTCAGCTGTCTTTTTCTTATTTGTATCTACTGTCTCCCCGTTGATATACTTATCCATGTTGTCATAGATGATGTCATTAGGAGTAGACTTTTTATACTGCGTACCATTGATATCCACCAACTTAGCAACATAAAACAGTTTGTTCTGATTTTTGTCAAAGAGCTTTTGAAGTTCAGCCAAAGCTTTATTTCTAAGTTTCTTCACTTCAGTTTTAGTAGAAACAGTTTCTTCCATTTTGTCTAAGTAGAACTTAGGAGGAACTGGTAATTGTCTTGCTACATCATAAGATTTAGCTACAATAGAAAACCCACCTGATTCAATAGCAATAAGCTTAATAAGATCATAAGGGTCTTTATCAGGCTCTAAGAAAAGAGGTTCATTGCTACATGCTATTTTAATCCTACTCCAGAAATCATCATTATCAGGTTTAAGGAGTTTAATCTTATTCCAAAATTCTGGGTCATCAGGATTAACTACGTTAGCAGCCAACTCTTTCTCTAATTGAGATACAATACTTCTAATTTGTTTAATCTTAGCAGCTTGCTCATCTGGGTCAGCAATATTCTTAACTTCAGGAGCAAACTCATTAAGACCAGTCACATATCTTTTAATACCATTAACTTCCAGACATGCTAATTGTTCCTCATGGAATGTGTTATCAAAGAGCGAAAGTCCATACTTTTCAAGACCCATGTTTGAAGCACTAGATTCAAAAAATGGTCTTATTGAAATACTAGACTTTTTGTTTTGTGGATAGCGTTCCACCATTGTAATACTACTCATAGTTGGTTTGTTTTTATGAAGTGTTGTAGAACCTATTTAGAGTTGCAAACTCTACACCTGATCAGGGTGGTATGCGTACTATAGGTTGGACCTTAGAATACTATTCTAAGGGGGGAACTTTTATTACTTTTTCTTGCCTTTAGTCATACCACCGCTTTTGTAAGCTGGCATTGCACTCTTAGGCGCAGAAGATTTAGTAACTGATTCTTTTTTGGTAGGAGATTTAACTACGATCCCCTTACCCATAGCTGCTTTGTTTTTACCTGCCATTTTTTTAAATTTTATGTTGGTTTATTAATAAATGTGAGGGAGATCTTACGGGATCTCCCCCTCATAATATATATTAGAATGAACCTCCAGTGATAGGATTGCGCATAACAATCTTCAACACTTTGGTAGGATCTTTTACCCAGATAGCTGGCATAGTCTGAGTCATGAACACTCTATAACCATTGAATTGTCCACTAGACTGGAAGCCTTGTGTACGACCCATATAGTCCATAGTACCATTTTGATAGAACCACTTCAGTTGGTTATCCCAACCCAACTTCAACAAGTAGATGTTGTCATTAGTGTTATCAGTGATATCAAAGATGATAAAGTTATAAGATGACAGAGGGAAACCATCAATGATTGGATTCTCAATATCATTAGTGTGTACATTATCAAACGCAGGATTCAAAACAAACTGAATGTTTGCCAAGAATGGGATGGTGTAGCTAGTGTAAGCATATCCAAAGTTCAAGTCCATGCCCTGACCAGTGATAGCACCAATCTCAGAAGCATTGATAATCAAACCACTGTTGATAGCCTCTTTCTTAATAGCTTCATTAACCATTCTCATACCACCCATACCAGTCTGAACAACCAGCTTGCGCTTAGGATCAGGTCCTTTGAACTCCACACGACCATTGAAGAAGTTGAAGATCTCAGACTTAAACAGATCCAAGTTAAAGCTAGATTTGTTGTAGATGCGCTTGTAAGAGTTATCCAACTGCTTCCAAAGACCTACAGACAAACGAATATCATCTGGACCATCTTGCTTAACACGACCACCATGTCCCCACATCAAGTAGGTCTCAATGTCAGTAGCAATCTTAGTGAGGTGAGCAGCTTCCAAGCTAGTCAAGAATGTACGTGAAAGTGTACCACCTTGGATAGCACGCTTAACATACTCTTTACCCATCTTAGCAGCCAGACCTTCCAAGTTTGTGATAGAAGGATCATTGCTCTTGTCAAAGTTACGCCAGATTTCAATAACTGGAACAGAACCATCATTTTGCATACCACCCTTCATCATCAAGTCAGCACGACTAGAAATGCTATAGTGTACGTGAGCTTCAGCTCCTCCTACATAGTTGTAGAACTCCCTGAAACCAGCGCCATATGCACCAATGTCAGAGAAACGCTCACCATATTCACCACGCGCAGAACCTTTGCGGAAGAACTTGGTACCAATTTTCAAATACTTGTCACCATCCAACCACTTAGTGTTGTCGTTGTTAACAAGCTGTACAGTGTAAATTACACCATCAGTCAAAGGAACGATGTCTTCTGTAGGAACAACATACAATTCCACGCCATTGTACTTATCATAAGTGATGATATCACCATGACCAAATACACGCCTGTTCATTTTAATTTTAAATGTTTGACCATCAATACCCAATTGAGCACCAGGAGTTTCAATGTTCTCAACGATGTAAGGAAGATCTTGAGAAACTGGAACTTGCCATTTGTACTCTCCGCGAGCATTGTCAACCATAATTACATTCTTGCCACCAAAGCTAGACATTTGGTACAAAGGCATTTCTACCTTTTGCGCCATTGCCCAAAGATCAACTGGACCCATATCTGTAGGTTCAGCAGACTTCAGCATGTTTACTAGGTGGTAAGAATCTACGTGTGAGCTAGCTTGGTAGCTGGTATCCCGTAGAAATATACCATTGTTTAAAACTGGAGTTGCCATAGGAAATTTAGATTTTTATTATTAAATTTTGTTTACCTTTTAAAAATATTTGTAGATCTACTAATCTTTCTTTGTTGTGCTGGTTCATATTCTTCTGAAGATGAACTAGCTATCTTATTTGCTTGTTCTGTTTTGAGTTGCCTTACTGTTTGTTCTACAGCTTGATTTTTACCTTGCTTTACCAGATTCTGACGATATGCATCTGGATCTGACAATAACCAAAGAGCTTCAGCTATAAGAGAGTAGTTGGGCTCAACAAACTGGTACTTCTCTAAAAGATGTCCCAACAAGTTTGTAGGCTTACCACTAATAGAAGGATATTGTGGTTGCACTAACCCTGTATATAAATTAGCTTGTGTCTTTTTATCAAGCTTGATTCCATTAATCTCAGCTGTTTTAAGAGCTGTATATACATGGCTAACATACTCCTCTGCTGCTTCTTGCTGTTGTTGCTTAAGTTCTTCCTGCCTTGCAAGCTGTTGTTTAACAACTTGTTCTTGCATTGCATCCAATTTTGGTTTGAACTTTTTAGCCTGTTGTTCAAGTTTACCAAGGTCTTTCCATGTAGAGATTTCTTCATCAATCTCAGAATCATTACCAAAACCTGTAGCTCTCAAATAACTTCTAATGATGTATTCTTGGTCCCCATCATCTGTAGGATCCATTTCCCTCACTTGTTCCACTTGGGCAAGTGCTGCAAACAAACCTTTCAAATCCTGACCACCATCAGCAACATACTTTGCAGCATATTGTAATTCTTCAGGCAAACTCTCAAAGAACTGGCGGGGAGTCTCTTGTCTTACAGCTTTCTCTCTTTCTTGGAAGTTAGCTTCTAATAGCTCCTTCCAATCTTTAATAGAGTACTCCTCCATGGGTTTCTCATCTTCAAAAGGAATAATAAGTCCTTCTTCAATGAGCTTAGACATTGTATCAACCAGTGCTGATTTATCAGTGCGTGGTCTTCCAGCTGTCTTAGTTTTATCTTCATCCTCAGGCAGATCCAAAATAGCATCTAAATCTTCTTTTGTAACTGTCTTCTGAGCGTCTTCTTTATTCTCATCCTCCTCATCATTTTTAGCATTGGGATCTAGAAAAGATAGATCTACTGCGTTCTTACTAAAAATGCTGGGTTTTTTATCTTCTTCTTTTGCTGCTGGTGTAGATGTTATTACACTGTCAGCACTTGGGGCTCCCTCAAAAAGAGAGTCAACATCGAAGTCAATTTGTTGTACAACTGTCTGTGTACTACTGTTTTGTGTGTCCATAATGTTGGTTTTATTCTACACTATTAATATACGAAATATAAATTCATAAACATTAAAAATGTACGCAAAAAATAGAAATTTTGCTAGTATAACGCTATAAAATTACTTCTTCTTTTTACTATTGTCTGGTTTGTCGTATTTATTCTTGTTAGTTCTAGCAATCTGCAATTGTTTGTCAGCAATACGTTCTCTAGCAGATATCTCTCTTTCTTTTAGATTGTTAGTCTCACGCTGAGAAATTTGCTTGTTAACTTCCCTCTCTCTATCTAAATTCATTTGCTCTCTGTAGTTCTCTTGCTTTTGAATATTCTCCATTGCATCTTGATAGTCAGACATTTGATTTTGGTTAATATCTGCCATTGAACCATATCCTGCAGATTTAATCTGAGAAACAAGAATATTATTTTGTCTGTCTTTCTCAGCCTCTTCAGCTTTAAACTGCATCTCCATTTGCTTTTGTTTCTCTTGAGAAGCCAGAAGCTCTTGTTGCATTTGCTGTTGATGCTGCTGTTCTTGTTGTTTTTGAGCAAGTACTTTTTCTTCAGATGATTTAAGTACACCTGTAAGTTCAGCAATAGATTCAGATTTAATAACATTGCCAAGGTCATAAATAGATGCGCCTGTAGTATTATTCTGAATAGCAAGTTGTTTAAGTTGCTCTAACACTGTTCTATGATTGCTCTTAGTACTAGCAAATATGTTAAACTCTCTAGCCAATAGATTAACTCCATTAATTTCAAAGTTGACCTTTTCCTCAGCTGATGTCATATACTGAAGTCTCACTGAAGGTTTCTTAGAATGATAATACTGAGCTAAGTCAGTTCTCATCTGATGCACCCTAGGCATTAGATAGTCAGTGTGCTGGACAAAATAATGTTCTGTCTGCGCGTGCGAGTTGACAACAGCTTGTTCAATACCCATAGCTGTTTGTTGCCCCACCACTTCTCCTAATCTCTGTGGAGAAATTCCTATCGTTTCAAAAGCTTGTTGTTTAAAATATGTAGCCAACTGTATCCTAGAAAGCAAACGCTGGGTTTGTTCAAGATTCAACACTTGGTAGTGTTGGAAGTTTAGAGCATTCTCTGTATTGGTGATGCTTGTATCTAAAGCCAGCATCTGGAAGTTCTTCATTGCTACATATGCCTTAGAAAGATTATGTTTTCCCCAATCTTCTCCCATAGAATGTCTAGGTAGAGCATTCTGGTCTAACATAATCACTGTACCCAACTCATCTACCAGGATGTCAGCTATCTGATTGTTTACAATGTTATAACCAATCTGGAATGGTTTCATTAAATCCACCAAGCTCACTGACCTAGTATTACGATCTGAGAATACAGATCCTTCCACTGGCAGTTTGCATCCATAAATAGTGCTGTCTCCTTTAAACTGGAATGGAAGCTTCTTTACATCAAGATAGATGGGAGCAAGTCCTCCTGGATTATTCATACCCCAGAATGATGGTCTGTTAGGACCAATCTTAACACCACCCCAAGTTTCATTAATCCATATCCAATCTATATGTTCACCAAAGACCAAGTTATCCTTGCTCTTTGTTTTAATTGTAGTTGTATTATAAAGAGGCTTTTCAGTGATTTTATATGTCTCGTCCACTATGTCTTGGACAATCTCTCCCTCATCAGTGATTCTAGTGAGATGCCCCACCTTACGCTGAGACTTCCAATAACATGTGGTAGCCCTTAGCATATGACTAGGACCATAGTCAAGAAAGTCTTCTCCCTCAGCCAATATCCATTGTACAATATCACCATTGTATGGCATATTCTCATATGCTGACAAAAACTGACGATATGCTAAAGATGGACCCTGAACATTGTATTCATGTGATCTTGTAGGATCATAGTAAGATCCATCATTTTGTAAACCTTGTATAGGAAGACCCACTGATCTTACAGGGTAGATTGCCTCTAGCGCCTCTAGTTGATCCTGAGTCATCTTATATCCATACTGGTCTATGATGTCAGAAACTGTAAGAATCTCAATCTTACCCACCCAGTTACCTTGAGAAATATATCTTGCACTTGGAGATTTATGATAGAACGTCAACAGAGGATTCCACAATTCAATATCATAGTCATCCTCATTCATTTTGAAATGCCAGAACTCCCTGTCAGTGATTAACATATCTCTGAAAGCCATGTTCTCCAGCTCATACATGTGGAATCTTTCTTCATCCACTTTATGCTGGTGATTAGCCCATATCTCTACAATATTCCTATAATCTTTTTTAAAGAAACTCTCAATTTCAGGTAGTGACTTTAGACTAGAGGGATCCATCATCTTTTGACCATCCTCAGATTCTGGGTCTATTCCCTGTGCTATAAGATTCTCCATCATCCTCTTCTCAGCTTTAGCAAGCAGAGTTTCCTCAATCATTGATCGTTTTTCCTCAAGCATCTCATTATATGAGATATCATCAACTGCTCTAAAAATAATTTTAGAACTACGTTTTGCAAATTCTCCTGTGAGGACATTGATTACATTTGGAATGATTGGGTAAAATTTAAGTTCTAGCGCAGACTGATCTTCTTTAGTGAGGGTTTCAATAAGATCTGCATACTCATTGTCATCTTCTACTATATAGTCATTTCTATCAATAATACCTTTAGCAAGCTTGTAGTTTTTTAGAAGTTTTCTAGCATTTCTTCTAATCTGCTTAATACCCTGCCATTCCAGCCAGTCCATATTCCAAGCTCCCCACTCTCCATCTTTTTCTTTCCTAGGTAAAAATTGGATGGGCTGAGTGAGAGTACCCATCTTATTATATGACGTCTTTTTACCAGCTTTAAGGTCTAGGGCGTTATATACTTGCATGATTATTAAATAGTTAGGGTGTAATTTTGATCCCAGCTCATTGTTGTAACCCAACTAGGATCTGTAGGAATATCATCAAAGTCATCAATTTCAACAGCCTCTTGTTCATCACTTAAAAGAATAAGTGCTTCTTCTAGATTGATGTGTCCCAGCTTAATTAACTTTTCAATTAGTTCTTTTTTAATTGACATTATTTTATGTTTTTAAAGGCTGAACGATGACTATTGTATTTGCTTCTTACAGTAGAAGAGTGACCCATATGTCTAAATGGGTTCAATTTTAATTTATGACTTTTTTCTGAATTTTCCAAATTATCCTTCTTAACTTCTACACGTTTAGCCAGTCCTCTGTTGGACTGCTGCACTTTAGCAAAAGCTATAAGAGCACAAAATGATACTATCCTATCCACGTTTAGCCCATCCCTATATGCTTGCATTTCTTTAAGAAGCATTGGGTCAGGTATCCTCTCCACTCCATAAATAGTCTTCACTATTGTACCATCAGGTAGAGTTTCATGGTCTAATTCCTCTTTAAGAAATTCAATACCATATGATAGAATTGTACCCTTGAATATTGTACCCACATTCTTCCATCCATACTCTTGGAATACATTCCTATTAGCTCCTATGTCTTTGAGAAACAATATCATGTCTTTAGGAACCAGATACCTTTGTTTCTTCTTAGATATCATGTATTGGATGAACAGAGCCACGTTGTTCTCCACTATAGTCCAAGCATTATACCATTCTATAAGAAGCTCTAGTCTTTCATGTGTCTTGTTAATATCATCAAACCTACCGCACCAATACGCCACTATCCTATCTCTCTCAATTGTGTTTTTAACCTTACCATCTCCTTCATCTTCAATCACTTCCACTGGATTCTTATATACATAAATAGAACATAGAGAATCAGATGTAGTTGTCTTACCCTCACCTACAGGATCCACAGAGGCATAATACATTCCAAACGTAGGATCTTTATGTGGTCTTTCATATACACATATC